GGGTAATGAGCAGACCAGTAACAAGCTGGTCATGCTACCTCGTGCTCACTTAAAGTCTCACATGGTAGCTACTTGGTGTGCTTGGATAATTACTAGGCACCCAGAAGTTACCATACTGTACGTATCAGCAACATCAGAACTAGCTCAGACACAGCTCTACGCTATTCAGAACATATTAGCCAGTGACGTATACATGCGTTTCTTCCCTGAGTATGTCAACCCACAAGAAGGTAAGCGTGAGAAGTGGTCAGCTATGAAGATGAGCATAGATCATGAGCAGCGTAAGATTGAAGGTATACGAGATGCTACCATAGCTACAGCAGGTTTGACTACCAACACTACAGGTTGGCACGCAGACATAGTAGTAGCAGATGACCTTGTAGTACCTGAAAACGCCTACACGGAAGATGGTCGTGACAGCGTAGCTAGGAAAGCTTCTCAGTTTACTTCTATACGTAACGCTGGTGGCTTTACAATGGCCTGTGGTACACGTTACCACCCTAGGGACATATACGATACGTGGAAGAGTCAAATATACGATGACTACAACGAGGAGGGGCTTCTCGTAGATCAGAAGTCTGTATGGACTACCAAGGAGTATGCAGTAGAGACAGACGGTATATTCGTCTGGCCTAGGGCTGTAAGGTCTGACGGTAAGGCATTTGGATTTAACTTGGGCGTCCTGTCTCGTATTAGGGCTGAGTATGTAGACCGAGTGCAGTTCTATGCTCAGTATTACAACGACCCCAACGACCCCGGCAGTGAGCGTATAACTAGAGACAAGTTCCAATACTACAACCCTAGATTCTTAAAGAAGAACGCTGGCAGGTTTAGTTATAATGACCGTAAGCTTAACATCTATGCAGCAGTTGACTTTGCATTCAGCCTAGGTAAAAGGTCTGACTACACAGCCATTGTTGTCATAGGTATAGACTACGAAAAGAACTACTACGTCTTAGCCATAGACAGGTTTAAGGCAGACAGGGTTAGTGAATACTTCAAGCACATAGTAGACCTACACTCCTACTGGGGGTTTAAGAAGCTGCGTGCAGAGGTGACAGTAGCCCAGCAGGTTATAGTGAATGAGATAAAGGACAAGATTAAAATGTCTGGCATGTCATTGCCTGTAGAGGAGTTTAGACCAACAGCTAAGGAGGGTAGCAAGGAGGAGCGAGTAGCAGCCACACTAGAGCATCTATATGATGACTTAAGGGTATGGCACGTAGAAGGTGGTTGGACGCCACAGCTAGAAGAGGAGCTTATACAAGCAAGACCTTCACACGATGATATAAAGGACTCTATGGCCTCTGCTATAGAAATTTCAGTGGCACCTAAGCAATCCATGAAGAGTAAGATGACTGACCTCTTTGGAGAGCTAGGTGGTAACATACCTACCAACAATCGGTTTGGTGGGGTTAGTTTTAAATAGGAAACAGATATGCCAGCTAAGAAACGTAAAGCCAAGAAAGCTACAATGGAAATGTATTGTGCTCAAGAGAAAGGCAAGGGCGGTAGAACTCGTCAGAAGTCTAAAAAGAAATCTAAGAAGTAGGAGAACCCATGTCTAACAAAGTAGCAGAGATACAAGCACTGATGGGGCAGAACTCATCTGCTGCTTGGGTGACAAGCTTATGGTCTAAGTTTACAGACCAGAGGGTTAACAAGGAAGCTGAGTGGCTAGAGTTGCGTAAGTACATTCACGCTACAGACACTACCACTACAGCTAACAGCTCCCTGCCTTGGAAGAACTCTACCACACTACCTAAGCTATGCCAGATACGCGACAACCTCTATGCTAACTACATGAGTGCGTTAATGCCTAATGACAACTGGATTAACTGGGAAGCACACTCAGTACAGGCAGCAGCTAAGGCTAAGCGTGACGCTGTAGAGACTTACATGCGTAACAAGGTGAGAGAGTCTAACTTCCGTCAGGAGGTTTCTAAGCTAGTGTACGACTACATTGATTACGGTAATGCTATAGTAACACATGGCTATGAAAGCCGTTACAAGACTCTACAGGACGGCTCTATCCTACCTAGCTATGTAGGGCCAGTGGCTTTACGTATTAGTCCTGAAGACATTGTATTCAACCCACTGTCTAAGTCCTTTGATGAAAGCTACAAAGTAGTTAGAAGCATTAAGACTATTGGTGAGCTTAAGAAACTAGCCACCACTGACCCTGATCAAGTGTTCTGGGAGAAGACCCTAGAGAACCGAGAGAACATACGTGGCATTATAACTAAGGCAGGGTATAGCCGTGATGACTTCAACAAAGCTTCTATGTACACAGTGGATGGCTTTGGTGATATGTATGAGTATATCTTTGGTGATCACGTAGAGATATTGGAGTTCTTTGGAGACTACTATGACAAGGAAACTGGTGAGATACACACTGACAGAGTTATCACTATTACTGACAGGAGCACAGAAGTTCGTAATGAGCCTATGCCTAGCTGGATGGAAGGGTCGCCCTTTCGACATGTAGGTTGGAGACCACGACAGGACAACCTATGGGCTATGGGGCCACTAGATAACCTAGTAGGCTTACAGTATAGACTAGACCACCTAGAGAACCTTAAGGCTGATGCTATGGATTTAGCCGTACACCCACCCCTAGTAGTGCAAGGTGAGGTGGAAGAGTTTGTATACGGGCCGGGTATAGAGATAAGCATTGATGAGAACGGTGGTGTATCAGAGCTAGGCAAGAACTTGAATGGTATCATCTCTGCTGCCAATGAGATGCAAGCTATAGAAGACCGAATGGAACTGTACGCAGGAGCCCCCAGAGAGGCCGCTGGCATACGAACTCCGGGTGAGAAGACTCTGGGTGAGGTTATGCAACTAGCTACAGCAGCAGGGCGTATATTCCAAGAGAAGGTGTCTGCCTTTGAAATAGGACTACTAGAGCCTTTGCTGAATGATATGCTAGAGTGTGCTCGTAGAAACCTAGACGGTAATGACGTAGTACGTTCAGTGGACAGTGAGACAGGCTTACAGGAGTTCAAGACCTTAACCAAGGAAGACATTACAGCAGCAGGTGTAGTACGTCCAGTGGGAGCTAGGCACTTTGCTAAGCAGTCACAAGACCTACAGAACCTACTGTCAGTTATGAACTCTCCTATGGGGCAGATGATACAGCCTCACACTAACACAGCTAATCTAGCTAAGTTTGTAGACGATATAACAGGCTTAACAGGCTATAACATATTCAAGCCTAAAGCTGGCCTGAATGAAGCTCAAGAGTCTCAAGACCATATGGGTAGGCTGCAAGAAACGTCTGCTGTAATGAACTCAACAGACCCGGTGGCATAATGAAACTTAGTTGGACAGAAGGCTTAGACGGTGATCAGAAGAAGGACATTCAAAGTTCTTTCAAGTCTGCAACAGTGATTAGGAATAGGCTGGCTGAGATGTGTGAAAGCAAGATTAAAACATCTCTGTCTCCTAACAAAGCACAGTACGATAGTCCTAATTGGACTTACAAGAAAGCAGATGAGATAGGATACCGCAGAGCACTAGAAGAAATTATAGGTTTATTGAAAGAATCTTAGTTTTTAGTGTCACAAAACAGCACTTTTTTTAGTATATATAGTATATAAGAAATATAATTTAATATTTTTATTACAAAGGTAGTTAATATGGCTGACCAGCCTAATGTATTTAGTAGTGAGGAAACCCCTCAAAATGTTCCAGCTTCAACTAATGTTTTTGAAGACCAACTTAAACAAATAAAGAATGAAACTGGAGAACAGAAATACGACAGCGTTCCTAAAGCACTTGAAGCATTACAGCATTCTCAGTCTTTTATTGGGCAGCTTAAAGAAGAATCCTCATCTAAAGATGCTGAACTTCAAGCCCTAAGAGAAGAGGTTGCTAAACGTGCTGCTGTAGAAGATGTCGTAAGTAAGTTCACTGCAACACAAGAACAGCAACAACAGAGTAACCCTCAAGTTCAAGGTCTTGATGAGCAGAAAGTAGCAGAGATTTTTAACAATCTCACTGCACAACAATCGGCAGCTCAAGCTGCTCAAAGCAATGAAGTTAAGGTTAACCAAGCTCTAGTACAGCAGTTTGGTGATAAAGCAGGAGAAGCAGTACAGGCTAAAGCAGCCGAGCTAGGTATGTCTGTACAGGCATTACAACAGCTCTCACAAAGCTCTCCTAGTGCAGCCTTGTCTTTGTTCCAAGTAGCACCAACAGCATCCCCCTCTGTAACTACAGGCAGCTATACTATTCCAGCTAGCCAGCCTAGAGAAACAGAGTTACAAAGACCAGAGAAGTCTCTCCTACGAGGAGCTTCTACTAATGAACAAATTGAATATTTACGCCAAATCAAAGAACGTGTTTATAAGAAACACGGCGTACAATCTTGAGGATTAAAACATGCAGTTAACAAACAACACTACAGCGTTCATTGAACAGGATATTTATTCCGACTTTATCTTGATGAACCTACATGATGGCTTACTAGGCACAGAGTTCTACCGTAACGTAGCAGACTTTGGTTCTGGTGACACACTGAACATTCCTACTGTTGGTAGCGTATCTATCCAAGAGACAGCAGAGAATGAAGCCCTTGACTACAGCCCTATTGATACAGGTCGTGTACAGCTAACTATCACTGAGTACATTGGTGATGCTTGGTATGTTACTGACGATCTACGAGAAGATGGCTACGCAGTAGAAGCTTTGATGGCAGCGCGTTCATCTGAGTCTACACGAGCCATTCAAGAGTACTTTGAGTCTAAGTTCTTGTCTGTGTGTAACGAAGCACAAGATCAGGCAGGCCCAAATGTAATCAACGAGTTTGCTCACCGCATTGCTTCAACAGCGACCAATAACACTTTTGATCTAGAACAGCTTGTCAAGATGCGTTTATCATTTGACAAAGCTAGTGTTCCAGAGCAAGGCCGAGTGTTTATGGCTGACCCTGTAGTAGAAGCTACGCTAAACAACCTAGTTACTATCACCACTGATGTGACGCCTTTTGCCAAGGACATTCTTAACAACGGGTTAAGTTCTGGTATGCGTTTCACTCAGAGCATGTATGGTTTTGATATCATCATTTCCAATCGCTTAGCCAAGGGTGACTTTACAGATGGTACTACTCCTATAGCAGGGTCAGTAGCTAACGTAGCAATGTGCGTCCTCGATGACCAGTGTAAGCCCATTATGGCAGCTTGGCGAAGACAGCCTCGTGTAGAGGGTGAGCGCAATAAAGACCTCAGACGTGATGAGTATGTAGTGTCAGCCCGCTGGGGTATTGGTGCTCAACGTGTAGATACTCTAGGTATTATCATCACCTCTGCTACAAAAATTAAATAAGGAGACTTACAATGGGTTATGAAAACAACGCATTCCCACTAACAAGTGGTACAGCTTACAATCACTACGGCCAACGTAAAGTAGGTGGTGGTGAGGGAGCTGAGGCTCCTTCTGCTGGCGCAGAGCGTGAGATTAAAGTTAACTTTGATGGTGATGCTTTGCCTAATAAAGTTAAGGTTCCAGTGGGTGCTTTAGTTACAGAGATTCTAAACTTCTACACTGGTTCTGTATCCGCAGCTACAGTTGGCTCTCAGGACATTTCAGGTGTTGATGGCACTGTAGGTAACTACGTAGCAATCACTACAGAAGCTGACTTAACTGTCACTGGCCCTTCAGAGGGTTCAGCAGTGGTTAAGTATCTATACGCAGTATAGTCTAGCTAACCTTAAGAGGGGGAGTGGAAGTTATTTCCCCTTCCCCTTTTTCTTTTGTCTGGAGAAAACATGGCAGATATGGAGCTATAATGAAACAAACACTGCTTGAGATGGTTCAAGAAATACTTTCAGATATTGACTCTGATGAAGTTGAGTCCATTAATGATACTATTGAGGCAGAGCAGGTAGTTAAGATATTGGAGTCTACATACAGGGCTATGATGAGCAACCGTAACTGGCCTCATCTTAGACGTACTCTGCAAGTAGATAGTTTCAATGACTTAACCAAGCCTACTCACATGAGGCTTCCAGAGGGAGTTAAAGAGCTTTGCTTTATCAACTACAACTGTCAAAAGGCTGGTGGGAAGCTTTCTTACCAGAAAGTCACGTACTTAGACCCAGACCAGTTTATACACAAAGTTAACCAAGAAGACTCTACTAAGTCAGAGGTAGAGGAAGTGGTAGATACAGGTGGCATAACTCTGTTAATCAGAAACGACAGAGCCCCTACATACTTTACTTCCTTTAATGACAAAGATGTAGTATTTAATTCTTACGATAACTCTGTAGATGATACACTACAAACAGCTAAGGTGCAGTCACAAGCTTATGTAATGCCCGATTGGAATGCAGAAGATGACTTTGTACCAGACCTACCAGAAGATGCTTTCTCTGCATTTGTAGAAGAAGCTAAAGCTAAAGCCTCTTACAAGATTTCTCAGAAGCTAGATGAGAAAGCTGAGCAAGAAGCAGGAAGACAACAAACTTGGTTAGCTAGAAAAGCTAGACGAGTTGCAGGTGGTATTCCCTATCCGTCCTATGGGCGTGGAAGAGTTTACATACCCAAAGGCAGATAAGGAAACACTATGGAATATTCAGGTTTTAAAATTACTCCAGACTCACAATACCCAAACACCTATCGTATCCTACGTAATGGTAAAGGGGCTATTGCTACAGCACTAACAGGGTTGTACACAACTACTGATGGAGCTAAGGCAGCTATTGACAACGCTAAGCCTAAAACAAAGGGATAGTTAAATGCCAACCAGTTACCAACCGGGTGAGTTTAATTCGTTTGTAGGTGGCCTCTTTACAGAGGCAAGTCCTCTGACGTTTCCAGAAAACTATTCACTAGATGAGAAGAACTTCATACTAAATAGAGATGGGTCTAGGTCTCGTAGACTTGGTATGGACATTGAGAATAATAATCCAGTGTTGTCTGCAAACACAGACTCTTTTAGTATAAGACACTTTATATGGGAGAGCCCAGCGGGTATAGTTGAAAAGACCTTCATTGTTTTACAGGTGAGTAGCGCCTTAGTTATCTGCGACAGAAGTGACCCTAGCTTAGAAAGCAACGGTTGGGTTAAGAAGACATTTTTTCTTAACACCACTACTACTTCAGGCGTGGTTGATAGTAATATTAAATGGGGTATGGCTTCTGTAGATGGCAAGTTGGTCATAGCAGGAGGAAGAGATCAGGTCGTAATTATTACTTATGATAACGATGACTTTACTCAAACATCTGACACTATTAAAGTGAGGGATACTTTTGGTGCAGCGGGTGGTTTAGGGCTTACAGACCCAGACAGAGTTAACTTCAGAATTAAGACTTCTGCCTTAGATGCCTTCCCTCCGTCAAAACAGGCCCACATATACAACCTAAGAAACCAAGGGTGGGCATTGCCTAGGTTGCTGTTTAACAAAGTTGATAGATATAGCGTTAATGATGACAGAACCTACAAGGTAAAAAATGACCCTATAGTAGACTTTAAGGCAGCTTCCACCAGACCTACTCAGCAGAAGTCCTACACAGGTTCGGACGATGAATACTACCCATCTAACGCTGACTTGGTTACTCCTTACATCTCTGCAAATCCTTCTGTGGCTTCTACTGATGACCCAGACGACAGATCAAAGTTTAGATTTGACAGGCACAACTCTTTTGACAGTCAACCTGAAAAGTTCCTAGCCCCACAAGGTCATTTCATTATAGACTTGTTAAACCGTGGAACCTCTAGGGTGTCAAGCTACAACGAGCTTAATGGTGAGTATTACACAGATGTAAACCCAACGGGCATTCCGCTTATTGGCCCAGACATAGTAATGGATACACCTTCTTTGTTGTCTGCTGGCAGCACTAACGGACTTCCTTTAGACCAGACAGAGCAGGGAGCTACAGTATTAGCTGAGTTTGCAGGTAGGGTATTTTATGCAGGTTTTGGTAACTTTACTTTTGGTGAAGATAATCGGTCTCCTAGACTTTCCTCTTACTTGTTCTACAGCCAAACAGTAAAAGATGAAGAGTCTATACTTAGGTGCTACCAAGAGGGAGACCCTACGGGAGAGGGAGCACCAGACTTGCTAGACACAGACGGTGGGTTTATTCGTATTGGTGGTGCTAAGAATATAGAGCAGCTTATACCACTGGGCAATAGCCTTATTGTATTAGCTGACAATGGTGTATGGCAAGTGGGTGGTTCTGATACAGGCTACTTCACTGCTAACAACCAAGGCTTGTCTAAGATTACAGAGAAAGGTATTAGAGGTAAGTTTACAGCCATAGTTGTTGAAGGCACTATTATGTATTGGAGTGAAGATGGCATATACAGCATTGGCACAAACCAATTTGGTTCCTTTGAAGCTAAACCTTTAAGTGATAATATAAAGA